AATCACATTTGAAAGTAAATAAATTTCTATTAACCCTAATAGTAATTCCACCTCTATCTTCTATTGCTTTAAGCTCATTTGGAAAACGTAAATCTGTTATGATCCACGAAGGATAAGTAATATTACTATCATCAGGATCTTGCATTGTTCTATGATCAATTAGTTTATAATCAGCAAACAAAGCATTAATCCAGAAGTCACTATGAATTTGTCTACCTACTTCTGTACCAAATAATTGTAATAATTCTCTAACTGTATATTCATGTTTATATGCTGTTTGCCAATTAGTTTTATAATGCTCAAGATATTCTTCTTTAGTACATTGTTTATTATTCATAATTGGTTTACCATCCATATCTCTATAAAAAGTATCTGCATAACCATATCTTATCCATTCTTCTCCTAAAGTACTATTTTTTACTTCTATTTTCTCTAAATCTTTTCTAGAAATACCTGTTATTATACTAACACATTCTTTAAGTTTATCAGCAAACTTCTTAATTTTCCATTCGCTAAATTCAGGAGCTTCTTTCATTTCTCCTTCTAAAGTACCCATTTCAATATCTTCTTTAAAATGTTCTTCTGAATTACAACTAAGATACTGTATAACATTACCTAATGTATCTTTACCTGAACCTATCTTCCCCGACACACCAATTATAGCCATATTATTTTAATTTAATTTATTACTATGACAAGCGGCAGTTTGTTTATTATATTTAATTGCTTCCACTTTATCGTATTTAGTATATTTCCAAATATATCCATTAGAGGTTTTTAATTTGCCTCTAGCACATTGTCCTATAGCTTCTTCATTACCATTTAAAATAGTAGCCGCTTCTTTAGCAGTATTCCATTCTTTAATAAATTCTCCTGTTTTTCCACTATATTGAAAAACGTGTTTATCTCCTTTTATTTTAATACTTTTTCCTTTATTCCAAGGAGTATGTCCTTCTTCAAATTGTGTTTCTTTTCCACCTTTAGTAGAATTATCTAATGCATTAGTAATTAAAGAATTTATATCATCTTCAGTTAAATCATAATATTCATCTTCATATACCCATATTAAATTTTTAGCTGTTTTAGTTATTTTTCTTAAGACACTACTAATATTACTATCAGTAGTATTATTTATTTTAGCAGCACTAGAAACAGAAGGATATGAATTAAAAAATGTTCCATCTAATGAAATAGCAATAATAGGAATATTATTTTCTCCTTTTTGAAAACTAGTCTGATTACCATTATAATCAAAATTACCAGTATTAGTTAAAGGACTCCCTAATTTTCTAAAAGTTTGAATAAAATATTTTTCTCTTTCTAATGCAATAGAATCATCAACTTCTTCTAAAATAGAAAATAAAGGTTTTAAACCTATATCTCTTAATTCTTTTATCCATTTTCTTTTAGGAGTTATTAAATCTCTAGCAGGATTTAAATGAGCTTTAATCCGTTGTTGAATATTTTTAGTACATCCAACATAATAAATTTCTCCATTTCTAGGATCTTTAAGATTATATATAGTAGTCATAATTAAATTGAATTAATTTATTTCCTGTAAAAATAATAAACTTTTTCCATATAAACAAATAAAAAGTTAAAATTTTACCAAATATTCTTATTATCCACTTCCTATTTTACCACTAATCCCTATTATCATATTTATTTAATTTACAATTTCTAATTTTATTCTACTATCTAAACCACCATGAGGTTCACAATCAAATCTACCACCAAAATATTCAAGTTCATGAATATTTTCTTTAAAATAAGCAATTATTTTATCAGGGTCATCTTCATAATCAAATAAAGTAGTTACACTACCATAATGAGAATTAGATTCAATATTTTTAAATACTGGTCTATTCCAACTATCTATTCCTTTAAATTTTATTTTTATTATCATAATACTTTATCTTTATTTTCTTTAACCCAATCAACCATATATTTATATACATGATCATACCATATATCTTTATCTTTAATAGGTGGTTTACCACTTCTTTGTCTAGATATATCCATATATTCATAAATTTCTCCAGACATATTAACTAGAAGCATATATAACCATTTAGGCGGAATACAAAATGCATATTTATCAGCTACACATAATTTAGAAATAGGCTGATTATTATTTTTAGCATAAAAACGAGAATGATAAAGATTAAAATTGTACCAATAGTTAAAAGTATTTAAACTTTTATAATATCTAGTAGTTTGATATTTTTCTTTTGATATAATTATACCTTTATCATCAAACAATCTACTCATTATTCTAGCACCTAATTCAACATGTGTTTCACCTTCTTTTCCATCCATATTAGGTTTTCCCCAATATCCCCAATCATGTACTATAAAAGCAACCCATAATCTAGGATCTTTAGGAAATCCATAAAGTTTCCACCACGCTATAAATACAAATATAGGATGAAGTATAAATTGATGTGCACCAAATAACAAACTTTTAGTACCTACTTTCATAATTATTGATTTATAAAGTCATCATATACATCCCAATCCATTTGTCCATTCTGATCAAAAATACCAAGTGTAATAAATTCATTAACTTGTCTACCAAACCAGCCTTGAAGTCCTTTCCACAATCCTTTACCACAAATATAACTCCATGCTTTAATACTATCTGTTTTACCATCACTACTTTCAAATCCTTCAGCAACTCCAACTGCTAAATAATCTGTTATTTCTGTTCCATCTTCAAACTTAGTTTCATATGGAACTTCATTATTTATATTATCTGACATAATTCTAAATTAATTAAAAATTTATAAACAATAATTTTTTGTGCAGTAGTAAGATCATGTTTAATACGTTCTTTAATAAATAGATGTAAAGGATTAATAAATCCTCTACTATGTTGTCTATAATAAAGATTTCGTATATATTCCTCTTGTGTCATACTACTTCATTTAACATATTTAATAATTCATCTACTGCATTAAGATCACTATAATAATCACCACTTTTCATTTTAAGTTTTATAGTTTCTAATGTTTTCATAACATCAAATATAGGATATACTAATCCTTTTCTACATTCAGTAGCTATTCTATATGCTGTGTTTTTATCTTTAAATATAACAGGCTCACCACCATTATTAAAATTGCCACTTCTTCCTTCGATATGTGTTTTAGTAATATTTACCTCATTGATAGTAATAATGTGAGGTACAGTATCTAATTCAATAACTAAATATTCCATTTTATTTACTTTTTTAATTTTATAAATCTTCCTTTAGCATCTCTTCCTGGATAAGGAGTAGTTAACTGAGTAGTTTTAGATAATGGTGTATATGATATTCTCGTATGAATTATACCACCTTCTGCTTTTATTTTCTTTCTAAGAGCAGTATGATAAGCAATATCTATTTTATTACTAAATGTTTTACGAACTGTACTTTTATGATTTCCATATTCGTCAGACGTATAAACAACAACAGCCAATCCAGCACTAGTATAACTAGAAACATGAAGTAATGTTTTAACTCCTCCAGATTCTTTATCTTCTATTGTATACAATGTCTGCATTTTATTGTGTATTATTAGATTTAGCGTTAATAATTTCGTGATCCCCCTCTAAAGTTAGATGTGCAGATTTATTATGTTCAACTACAGTATTTACATACTGTAACACTTTAATAAACTTCTTTAGTGCATTCTTTTCATTTAATGCTCCTATATATATTTGTCCTAATTCAGGAGTAACAACTACTTTACTACCAATATTTGTATATATAGCAGTATTTAATTTACCACTTTCTACATCTATTTTAAATAGCTTATGTCCATTATTAAGTCTTAATCTAGATAAATTTTGATAATGATTAAGACTTATTTTATATAATTCTTCTTTATGAGCATCTGTAATTGTAAATGTATTCATTGTATTTTAAATTTAGATTTATCACGTAAAGGAATACTAAATATAACTCCATATTTAGGATTTTTTAATTTCTGTATTAAACAGTTCCAACTACAACCACCGTCTTCATGATATATAATATTAGCATCATTAGACTCTTGCCAATTTGCGTTAACAAAACATTTATAATTATTTTTTTCAATACCATTTATTCGTGTTTTTATTGAATGAATAAGAGTATTTGCTTGTCTTACATCCATTTGAGTATCACCTACTGCTAAAATACCATCAAATGTAAAATGATGTTGTTTATACAAAGCATCATTCATTTCTTGCTTTTTAATATCATTTTTAAATAATGTAGCATATCGTGTCATTGCAGAATCTAAATGATTATATTGATCTTCGGTTAAAGGTGTAAATAAAACCATACGCTCAATAGAAGGATTTTTCTTATCTGTTTGAGTATCAAGATGCTCAACAATAGGATTAATAGGATATACTTTTTTCATAATGTGATTAATTAATTTCATTTTCTAATTCAATTTGCTGTTTAATATAATTATATACATCTTGTAAAAGATCTATACAATAATGAATACCTTTATTATCATAAATTTCACATAAATCTTTACCTCCGTAATTATAAGTTCCATATCTTCCATTAGTAGGAATAAATCGCATCATTCCATACTTTTGTTTATGCTGTCTACTACTTCTCAATCCTGTTAAATCAAAATCATGATTAGTTATTACTGTAGGATAAATATCATACAATTTAAGTGCAAAATTATCAGATAATACAATAGTTTCTGATGTGAAATTACTAACTTGTATAGTATGTTGTAATACAAGTTTTGGAATGAGTCTATTTATTAACAATTTCTCTTTATATGCTTTAGTAATAACTAATATATCAGCAGGTTTTAGTTCATGAATACATTCAAGTGGATAAAATTTGTTATTCTTTTTAAATCTTGGTTTACTTTTATCTTTTCCATCTCTAAAAGGAAAATATAAAGTATATAATGTCTGATTGTCATAATATCCGCTAATCCATGCATATCCAGGATCATTTTCATCATATGTATAATCACAATAATTAGAAATAAAACTGTGTGCTAAAGGAAAAATTATGTGACTATGTTCATTAAAGGGAAGTCCAAAACTATTCCATAATGTAATATCTTTTTTATTCCATAATCTAGGTTCTATATGAATAGATGTAAATATATCTTGTTTAGGAAGAGTTAATTGAGTAGTGTTATGTTGTAAAGTTTTATGTTTCATACTATATATAATATCTTTACATATAGTAACAAATTCAATACCTTTATTAGGATTCAAAGAACGTAACTTTCCAACTAAATCAAATATATCACCACGATAATCAGAATCTGCCCAATCATACATTTTAAGTTTATATAAATTAGTTGTCTTATCTACTACAGCCATAAAACCCAATGATGGATTTCTATCTATTCGTAATGGATTACTAATTTTATAATTCTTATTTTCTAAACAATAATTAATATCATTTTCAGGTATTTCTAGATATGAAGCAAAGATACTAACTTGGTCATAATTTTCTAATATTTCTTTCTTAAGAGCATTACTATTAAATACTTGCATATATAAACATAAAAAAGGGATAGTAAAAAATTACTATCCCTTAATTCATATTACAATTTTATTTCAAAAGAGCAGCAACTGAAGGATCAATCGAACCAGGAAGTGATTGTCCACCAGGAGTATATCCAGCAGGAGCAGGAGCAGCTGCTGCATTTAAAGCTAAACTTTCTGTAGGTTTAACTCTAATAATTTTAGGTCCACCAACAGGAAGATCTTTATCTACTTTCATAGGTTCAAATACTCCCTGATTGATAAATCTAGAGATAGCATAATATTTAGCATTTCGTTTGCTATCTTTATCATAATTAGGAAGCATTTTTATCCACATCGGAAGACCTTTTCCAGTAGCATCTACAATCTGTGATTTGATATCTTTTCCATCACCATTGACAAAAGCAACAAGATAATCAAAAAACGATTTAAAAGCATCAATTCTTTCTTTAGGAGAACCTTCAGCAGGAAGATCAAAATATTTAATCTGATCTTGTTTAGGAACATTAACTATATTTCTATAGTTAGGACTTCCAATAAGATTTTCAAGAAAATGTTTGATAGATTTCCATAATGTAAGAATGTCTGCTTCAACATCTACTTTAGGTCTATCTTCATACATATCTGAACTTCCTTTTACAAGTTGTTTTGTTCCAACTATTTTGAAAGTATGTGTATAAAATCTGTCAGGATCATTAAGATTAAGTTTAAAATTTTCAAATTCAATCTGTAATACAGGAACATCCATTTCTTTAAATTCACCTTTCTCATGTTTCTGAGTTCCAGTATGAAAATCAATAACCCTTGTAGGAACACAACCTTCAAACATATATCCACCTGCTGGATTTTTAATAGGTTCCAATCCTAGTCTACTAGTTGCTTGTACTGTTAAATCAAGTAATCCCATAATTATATATTTATTAAGTAATGATTAAAAAGAAGGAGTAGTTATGTTAACTACTCCTTGTGTTTTATGAATTAAAATAATGTTATTCAGTAGCTTCGTCAGTAGCATCATCTTCTTCTCCTTCTGCACGAGGAGTATGTGCAACGATATCCATTTCTGTAAGAGCAAATACAGGCTGGAATATACCTTTAGCAACTTCAAATTCTGTAAGATCAGGTTCACCTTCAACTTCATTAGGCTGAATAAGCCTTTCTACTTTGAAAGTTACTTTCTGTGTTGCAATAAATGCTTCTTTAGGAGCATCAGCAGTTCCAGTCTGACGAGTAATACCTTTTCCTGCAGCAACCATATCCTTTATACTAGCTTCAGATATAGCAGGATTATTCATCATAATAGCTGAATAAATTCCAGCATATGAAAAACTACCATTCCTACCTATTTTAGCACCTTCGGTCTGTCCTTTTCCCTTATCCCAACCCTGAGTAAGATACCAACGAGCATTAGAATCATCAACAACCTGTTCTCCTCTGTTCATATCAATCATAACAACATTAGACCCTTCTGATAATCCCATAAGAGCCAATGCTTTTCCATTAAGAACAAATTTGTCCTTAGTGGACGTTGCTGTCAATGTAGGATATGCACTTCCCTGAACTTTGCTACCACTTGCTACTGTCTTACCAACAAAAGAGTTTGAAAATCTAGATAAATTCATTGTTTTAAAATTTTAAGTTTAACAATAAGAAATAAAAATTGAAATATAAAAAGAATTATGATGATTAGTACTTTATTTATGATTATGTATTATATCGCCTATTTGCATTATTGCATTATTAGGAAAAATCCTTATCTGTTGCGATGTTACTTTTTAAAATAATCACTTAATCATCTCGCTTTATTACACAATTACAGCATCAACTATAGGAGCTTCATTTTCACTTACTATACCAGCACTTACAACTTCTTCTCTAGTATAAATACCATTAAGTAAGTCTGCTCCAATTATTCTACCGCCAATAGATATTACTCTATTAGCTAACATTTGTGGTGTATTATTAATCCAATTATCTTTACCTGGAGAAAGTAATACAATTTTACTTTTATCATTAGCATCAGAACCATATGTAGGAAGTAATCCTGCTCTTTCTGCATCTAATGTACTGAATCTCTGATAATGAACTACTGTACTACCATCTGGATATTTACGAGTAAATTTTGCTTTTGTATAATATCCATGTTGTTCTTTAGTAATTACTATTTTACTAGCATCTTTAATCTCTTTAACTTTTATTTTAATATTATCAGGAGTATCTGACAAATTAACTACTTCATATTTATCAAGAAGATTATCTGTATCTTTATCTAAAATTTTATCTAATTCTAATTCATTCCTATCAGCATCTCTATAGATATAGTATGGAGCATAATTTTTTATAAACGGTAGAAAGGTAATTTGATTTTGCATTAGTTTAGCACTAATTATATCTACCATTGTATAACTTACAGTATTACCATTTTTACTAGGTATTGTAATTATTTTTTCAATAGCTGTTGCAATATCAACACCTAATCCTTTACCTTTCATAATACTCATATAAGTAGATTGATTAAGTTTTTTACCGTACAGTAATGATCCACCCATATTAAGACCTAATTCGTGACCTGTCATTAAACATAATGCAACATCAGCAATATTTATCTTAGGTTTTCCAGTATTTTCATCTATGATAATATTACCATCTTTATCTCTAATTTCAAATCCTTTAGTGAAGGCTTCACTAGTAGCTAAATATGTAGCTACTTCTTTGATCTTTTCAAATGCATGTATTGTAGCATCTAGATCATTAGTAATTACACTAACTTTATTATTATTTGTACTTTCCATAATTGATTTGTTATTCAAATATACATTCAATTTTTCAAACTTGCAAGGAAAATCTAACTTTTTTTATTCGGATGTATCAATATTTATATCGTCTAAATTTTTGATCCATTTTATTGAGCTTCCTGTTGATTGTTGCCTCAAAATTAGCTTTGTTTTATCCCTACTTTTGATTAATTCACCATCAATATTACTAAAATCATCAAATACAAGATTATATATTTTAGTAATTTTATCAGGATTGTAAAAATCTACAGTCTTTCCTCTTGCAGTACGTTGTTGATAGGTCATTGGATTAGTAGTTCCACCACTACATATTACTTGTTCAATCTTAGGAATATCTAATCCTTCATCTAAAGACTTTGCAGTAGATAATGCATTGTAGTATCCATTTCTAAATCCTTCAATAACTATTTTCTTAATTGATTCCTTACCTAATATTTTAGGTTTACCTTTTCTATCTCCAGTAGTAAATTTGAAACAATCTCCTGTAGTAGGATCTATCATTTCTCTAGAATCAATTTTAGAATGATAACAAGCAACTCTAAAAGTATCTTTAAATCTGTTATTAAGATAATTTGTTAATCTATCAGCAAATACTGTACTTTCATTGAATAATATTGTAGGTACAGGATTTCTTTCAATTATATCACCAATAACTTCTAATTTAATATTATTATCAATTAGAATATCATTTCTCTTTCTAACAAAATCTATAAATACTTTGGCTCTGTTATGTATAGCAATAGGACACCAAATTTTATGCAATTCTTCATTTACGGGGATTGTTATATCTAAGTCTTTATGCCAACCTAATAGATACGCTATTGTATTACATAATTGGTCATAAGTAACCCATTTATCTCTTCCTGATAAACTTATTGTAGAAAACCCTTTTGTGCATGCTGTAATTAGAGAAAATTCATCTTCAAATATTCTTTTATTCTCTTCTCTGACTAATATAGAAAGAAGTGGTTTAAATAGTTCAAGAGTTTCTTTTATAGGCTTACTAAATTTTTCATATTTAGCTTTATCAATTGCAGATAATTCAAGAAGTAGATTATATTCTATAAAAGGACTAGTCCATTTATTAGCTATCGCTTCTTCTTCAGTAATAATATCTACAATAGGATATAATTCTTCAATCCAATTAATACTATTTGGATATGTTCCAGTGAGTCCTAATCTATAATGATGTTTTATTAAAGTTCCATCAATTACAGCTTTTCTTTCAGGAGTATTAGTATATTTATGTAATTCATCAACGACTAATAATGTGCAACTAGTTTCTATCTTATTTAAAACTGCATAATTTACTGAAATAATAGTAACTCTAAGCAAATCTACACAATATGACTTAAGATTATCTTCCCAATGTTTATTTACAATATCAGATGGAACAATTACAATTACTGTATTTCCAACATTAACATTTAAATGTGGATTTATAATAAATGATATTGTTTCAAATGTTTTACCAAATCTCATTGGATGAACTAATGTTCCAATTCCTCTAGCATTTCTCCATCTGGTTGATGCTTCAACTTGTCTGTCTCTTTTTGTAATGTCTAAATTCATGTGTAATATGTTATAAATATATCGTTATCTCTATTATATAAATCATAGAAGAAATGACCTTTGCCATTATTACTTCTACTACAATGTTTTATATTACATTGTGCGTACATTAGAAAATGATTTTCATTAATGTATTTATAAATTCTAAGTAATGTATTATACCTTCTTACATGAAAACGATTATATTCATCGTATCTAGGTTTTATTCTCAACTTTTTGTTAATTTCTTTAGCGAAATTAATAGATTTTTTTAAATTCATAGTTATTTTAGTATTAATAATCCTACTGCAAATCCTACCGCACTTCCTATACCGAATGTTTTTAATGTATTAGTTTTAACTTCTTGTTTTTGATATACTTTCATTACAGTAGTTTCAGTATCTGGATTAAGATTAGTAATATTAGCATACATCTTTCTTTTAAATAGACTAACTTTTTCACCACCAATAGTAACATCATAATCATTTTTGATTTTAATATTTAAGTCTAGTTTTGTTAATCCCATAGTAATTTCACCATTATACCATTCTCTAGTAAATTTACGATTATAAATAGGATAAGTAATTGAAGGAGTATCTATATTATTAGTATATCCTATAATAATAGATTTTATACTATCTTGTAAGTTAACAATTGTAGTATTACTTGTTACAATAGCAGTATTTAATTTTCCTATTTTAAGTTCGTATTCTTTTACAAGATTTTGTAATCTATTTATACTAGCATCACTGCTTTTTAATTTTGTAAATAATGCTGTATTTTCAGAAGTAAGAACTTCAATAGTAGCAGTTTGCTCATTATTTTTACTTCTTTCAAATCTAAGACTATCCTGAGAAACTATATACATAGTTTCAATTTGTTGTAAATTATTTATTCTTTTAGAACTGAAATATAATAATATACTAGTAACTATTAAACATATTGTAACAAATATAAGTAATATATTTGTAAGTCTTTGATCTTTCATTTTAGTATAATTTAAAGTTAATTAATTTTCTTTAGTTGTTTGTGGTCTACCATTTAAAAATCCTCTTGGCATAATTCTAGGTTTTAGATCTTCTGCTGTTAAAGAATCTGTTTTAGGATTAAATCTTCTAGTAAATGTTATTTCTGTTTTAGATGATTTTTCAGATTTAGCTTTTACTTTAGCTTCATTAAAATATTTTAATCCATCTTTATACTTTTCTACTGTTTCTCCAGCAGGAACATAATAATTAGATAAATCACTAATGTCTTTAGGCTTACCTACAAATTTTATAAATAATGTAGGATATATACCAACATACGTTAATTCAGTATCTTCAACTTCAAGAATTAGTTTTTCATCAAACAAATTATTAAATTTAGATACAAGTTTATCTCCTTTTTCATAGAGAACACATTTATATTCAGATTTTTTTGCCATAATTAAATATTATTTAATCCAATTAATTTTGATACTACAATAAGGACAATAATTATAACCTTCAGCTATTTCAAATGCTGAAGAGATAGGATCATTGCAATTAGGACATCTATAAAACATTGTATATATTTCAATTTCTTCACAAATGCCAAATTGTTCTTCATCTTGTTGTTTAATTGTAATTTCTTCCATATTTTAAATATTATCAAATAGTTTACCAATTTGTTCAACACCTTTTTTCTTACTACCTCTAAACACTCTACTTGCTCTAGGTTTACTATATTCACCTTCTATTTTAAGTAATAAATCAGTAGCACGTTTAATATAATATTGATAATTAATGTCATATTCATTCATATTATCAACTCTAAAATAATCATTAAATGGTGTTATCAATACACCTTTAATCATATTAGCATATTTATCTACATTATTATTATCTGTTTTATGTTTAAGTAATGTTCCTCCTTTATTAGATACAAAATATCTTAAATTCTTAGATAACATCATTACATCTAATTCTCCATTCTGAATAGTATGTAATTGCTTATCATATACATCTCCAGTTTTAACACTTATACAATAATCATAAATGTCAGTGTGATTACGAATAGTTTGTTCAATAGGAATATTATTTACAATTAATTTATCAATTGCAATAGCAACTATAGGCGCATTAAATCCTTTAGATAATTCAACCTCAGTTATAAATTCATCTTTTCGCTTAATAACATCTTCCATTTCAGGATGTTCTAACCATTCTTTCTTTATTGCAATATATGAATTTACAGATGTTCTTACGTATTTAATATAATCAGTAAACTCTAATTGTAATTGAGTATATGCTTGCCATGCAGTTGTAATATCATTGTAATTTTGTAATTTAGTCTTATCAAATTTAGCTATGATACCATCTGTATTAGCACTGATTACTTCTATTCCAGATTCTTCTAATTGTTCAATTAACATCATTAGATATAACTGACCATTAAGTGTTACTTGATACATTGCTTTAAGATCTAATAACCAACCATCATATCCCATTTTACCAAACAATCCACTATTAGCTACAATCTTTAATGCATCAGCACCAGTTTTAGCATCTTTAGCTTCTGCATATCTAGCAAGTGATTTAAATAACTTAGCATCGTCTTTATATTTTAATCTATCATTTTTTATCATTAATACAATAGATAAAAATGCTAATCTAGCTAAATGTGCTGGACATACCCCTTCATTATATACTAAACTTGGATAATAACTACTAACGTCTGCATCACGTAAAAATTTATTTGTAGCATCAACTTCAAATCTACCTGGACGATCTATACTATGTAATCCTCCAGTTCTTATATTATATCCTTTTTCATGGAATATTATCTTTTTTAAATATTTTTTATCAACATGAAAATCAGTATTCATTATTTCTTCATATGCCCGCTTTAAACTAGGTGTAATAAAATTAATTCTAGGATTAAGAATTTCTCCAAAATTAATAACACTTCTATAAGTTCTTAAATCTTTAAACTGAAAATACTTTAATCCAGTATATTCGGAATAAAATTTACCCATTAATTTATCAGCTATTGTACTTCTATTAGAAGTCAATACATTTACACCATATTTAGCACCGATATTTATTCTTAATTCAAATTCTGATTTCTTTTTTAAATGTAATGCTCTAGTAATAAGAACATCATTCATATTATAATCAAATATTTTAGAAAATTGATCAATATTAACATTACTATCTGGTTTTAACGGTAAATCTTCTATTCTATACCATTTTATATTAATAGCTGCTTGTTTTAAACTCTTTCTAGCTATTGTTTCAAATAATGACATTAATAGATCAATACTTGTCCACCATTGTTTAAACTTCTTTAAGTCTTCATCAATCCATTTGTAATTAATATCCTTATTACCTATAATTTCATCAGATAACATTTTCATTCTCTCTATAGCCCACCAATGTGTACTTGGTTCTAATACAACATCTTTCATTATGTACATCTTCATAACCAAAAGATCATCAAATTTAATGCTATTGAATCCTATAAGTAATTTAATATCTTTCATAAATTCAAAAAATTCAACAGCATCATATTGATCTTTATGAAGAATAAAACACTTATAATTCATATGAGTAAGTGCGTATCTCTTCGTTTCGACATCTTTATTAATGTCTGCATCAATATACATGTCTATCCATTCCTGTTTAGTAGTCATGTCCAGAAACAAAAAGCTAACATAATTACTAAATACTTCTATATCATAATACGCACCTACCATATGAATAATTATTAAAAATGTTTAATTTGTTATAGATTATAAGAGTTAAATTCTCTAATATAATCTGAAATTTTTGTTCCATTCATATCTTGTTTATCTACAATACCATTAGAAGTAACAAACAAGTGCATGGAACCTAATCCTCCTAAATGCATTGCCGCAAGTAATCCAGCTTTAGTTATAAGAATATCGTTAATATATGTTCCAAAATAACCTTGATATTTAAACAACGCTATTTCATTTGCTTTAATGAATTCTTTTAATACTTTAAGCTGAAGTTCTCTAGGAAATACTAAAGGATTTATTCTAAATTTGTCTGGTGTAATATGTCCATACCCCATGTGTTTTAAAGTAGGATATGAAAATTGCCATTCACCAAAACAATTAATGCTATTAATTGCAGTCCAATCATTTCTTGATTCTTTATATCCTAAATAATCAATAAAACGATTAAATTCAACATTATATTTTTCTTGTTTCCAATTATTAATTAGTTTATCTTCTAAATCAAGATGAATAAAAAATGAAATTGTTGGAGCAAGCAAAACATAATGTATTAATAACATCGAGATACTTATTAAGAGTCTCTTCATAATACATAATTTAAAAGGTTTAGTATTATATTATTCGGATAATATATAGTGTAATTATTGTAATGTAAGTATAACTTTTTCAAATTTAATAGAATCTTGTTTCCAATTATCATTATAATTATCTAACATTGATTTATTATATTGCATATTAGTATATGCTGTCTTGTATCCAATACCAAATGATAATCTAGCTGTTTCTGCAACAATAGGAAAAAGTTTATCATTTGTAGTTGTAGAACAACAGACAATTAATAATAAAACACTTAATAATATTACTTTCATCTTTTTATAAATTAAAATTAACAGTATGACCAGGATTAATTATTCTATATAAACTAAGTAATGATAGAAAAGCATTATACAGAGCTAATCTATTTGATGCTGAATTTACAGCATGAGCAGGATTAATCATAAATAATATGACTCTTCCGTTATGTATCATATATTTAGCATTAATATCATTTATGCTTACCGTAGTTCCAGTAAATGCTAATTTAAAATAACTCCTTAAAGCAGTCTCTCCTAATAAAACAATTATTTTAGGATTAATATGTCTAACTTCATTATCTAGATATTCTCTACAATTATAAATTTCTTGATCTGTAGGATATCTATGACCAGGAGTTCTGCATTTAACTGAATTAGTAATATAAATAATATCTCTACTAAAGTTAAATAAATCTAAATACCTTTGAAACAACATTCCATCCTTATTTATAAGGGGAATGTTGTTTTTTATTTCAAAAGTACTAGGATTTCTGGCAATAAACATAACATTCGCATTTAAATTACCATCACCAATAAGTGGTTTATGATTATTTATAAGACAAATATCACATTTAGAACAAGTAAATTCTATCATTTATTCCTTTTTAGATTTAATAAACAATATAACTCTTTCTAAAATATAGATTGCTCTATCTTTTTTAATAAAATTAAATACACTAATAACATATTGATAAAGTGTATTGTCTGAAGCATCTTTCCAATGTTCACCACAACTACATGGTGTTTCCCAACATTTAGAACAATCACTTAAACTCATTTTAAGTATGTATTGCCCAACCATTAGTCGGAGTTAAATTAACACTAAATGTAGGTGAAGAGCCATCTCCACCATTATCATGTTTACCATGAAATATAATTCCGCCATTAGATATAAATCCAGGAGTATTCTGTCTAAATCTAACAAAATAGAAAGAATATGGAGCAAAATCAGTAGTTATTTCAGTTTCTATATTATCTCCACCATCTTTATAAGTTTCTTCATAATGCTTAAGTCTATCTAAACATTTTTGAAGAGAATCATCTTTTATAGATTCAGCATATTTTAATGCTTCATCTAATTTACCATCTGTTAAATCTTTCATCTTAAAACAAATTATCTACAATAGCTAGACAAAAATCTTTTTCATTATTAAAAACAAATACTTCTCTACCAGAAGCAATAGCTTTTTTAATAGAATCTTTCATGTTAGTTTCAGAAACAAATGAAGCTGATGATCCAGGATAACTAAGATTGATAAAACCAAAACCAAATATATATTTATTTATACGAGTTCTATCAATTGCGACTGTTTTTCGTAATATAGCATGTGTGTTGCCTTTACATTTATATGCTACTATTTCATTACCAACAAGATTATCTAAATAAATAAAATCTGGTTCTACTTGTGTTATTATTTTTTTCATTATTTTAAGTTTAAATAAATATTACAAAATTTACTTGTTCTACTAATTGCAGTATAAATAAGCTTATTTCTAATAGTTGTAGCGCCAGGATGCCAACTACTATTTTCTACTAATCTACCTGTACTATAATATAACATGTCATTTAAATCAACAAAGGTGTTTTGAATTGTACTACCTTGTAATTTATGAACTGTTAAACTAAACGCATAATCTAAATCTTTAGTAACATATGCTTTTGCTGTATCTCCTTCTTTTATTGGAAATGTAAATAAAGTCAAATGATTATCTTTATACTTGTAATACGTTTTCCATTTAGCTGATCTATTACTATATGTAGAATATTTAGCATTAAAATACTTACGTTTAAGCAATTCATAGTAAACTAAAAATGACTTATCTCTATAATCTACTACGTCAACATCAACTGTTCTGCCACCATGTCTTGGCATTATTGTTACAGCATAAGATTTAAATCCACCTTCTGACATTCTAGGAATAACTCTATTAACAACATAATCTTCACTGTTAATAATTACAGTTTCATTAAATTCATCAGTAATAGTTTTATATCCTATTAATAGATCATTTAGATCAATCAATTCAGTTGTAGGAACTCCACCATTAAAATGAGCAGATACAGCATTTCTTACTACTGTATTATATCCCATTACTGTATCATTTTTCCATGCTGCAATTCTACCATAATCAGGATCTTTGCTAAATTCATCACTCTTAAAACAATCAATAGCTGAAGTTACAAAATCTTGCATACTATTATAGACTTTATATCCTTCTCCATTTGAATTAACTTGAATAGGATTTTTTAATAAATAGGATATAAAATTATTAGTTTCATTATCCACATCTTTTACTACTAATTCAAGTAATTCAGTTAAAGGGTTATCGCTAGCTTGTCTTATAATTTCTGTTAATTCGTAATGATTTTTAACATTAAATGTAGGACTTATATCTGCATCACTTTCATTATTTTTGCTCACTGGTGGTAATTGTTTAGGATCGCCTACATATAATAGTTTAATACCTAAATCTCTTGCTCTTCTAATATTTAGATCATGTAATCCTATATTAACCATACTACATTCATCAATAACTACAATTTTATAGTTATTCATAGTAGGATTACCAAGTTGATCAAATTTAACATTATTAAGATCAAAATCTTCTAAATTAACATTAGGTTTTAAACCATGTAAACTTTGTAATGTTTTTCCTTTACGACCAGTACTACGTTCTACTTGTCTTACTGCTTTATGTGTAGGTGCTGACACACAAATAGGATGTTTAACAATATCATCTATAAAACATTTAAGAAGATATGTTTTTCCAGTACCTGCTCTACCACTTAGTGTAAATAATAGATCTTTAGGATTTCTGTACCATGCATCTAACAAATCAAGAGCTTCTTCTTGATCTGGTGTAAATCCATATCCTCCATATTTTGCTACTTTATTTATAAAATCTGGCATATTACAATTATTAATATAAGAATGGTTCATCTATAAATACATCATCGTCATCTTCTTCTGTATCATCAACTATATCTGTATCTTCAAATATAAATCCAGATGCTTCAAGTCTATCATCACATAATGCTATAATTTCCTCTTTATTATTAACATCATGTAAACTATTTATATCGTCTAAATCGTTCCAGCTAAAATCACATATACTAGCTAAATATTCATTAGCAATCTTAAGTTTTTCTTCGTAATTCATAATGTTTATTTATTAGATTTTATAATTTATTTTATAACTCCAGTATAAAGTATTGTTCTAACAGGTGTTTTTCTTCTTTTATATGTTACTACTCTATATGGATTCATATTTTCATTCCATACTGTAAGATCATACTGACTTATATTTTTCATCGGAACTTTATATGGAATACCATCTAATTCACGAAATAATACAATATCCACTGTAAGAGGTATTAATAATTTACCAAAATTAGGATATTCTAAATTAGTTTCAATAACTTCTGGATTAACTTTAGTAATCTGACATTTTTCTTTAGTAGGCTTATATTGCATAAGTTTACATAAAGGAAGACCATTTGGAAGAGTAATAAATTCAAATTTTTTCATAATTATAGTTTAAAATGGTAAATCATAATTTTCAAATAACCAAATAATACCTAATTCATATCCATAAATAATACTTTTAGGTTCTGTATGATCATATTTATAATGATTATACTGCATATTATTTACACCATAAATAGGAGTTTTTCTATTATCACTAAATTGAATACTGTATCCCCTAGTAGTTACATTAATAATAAGGTTATACATACTTTCAAAATACTCTAGATAAATTCCTATTTGAAATGCAAATGGAAGATCTTGAAATAATGCTATAGAATTTGGATATCTTCCAGAATACCATTGTAAAAATGGTTTTATAGAAGATTTATTCAACAGTAACTTTTGGAATATTGGATTCAACATGTTTAATAGGATTTTGATAAAATACATTATCTACTATCTTACCATATAAAGTCATTCCTTGCCAATATTTTCCCCAAAAACGAAGAGTCATCGCAAGAATATTCTTGTCATTATCTTCAGGTGGAAGATAAGGACGTTTATGCCATGGCGTATAATAAGTATTTGTAGGTAATGAATAAATATACTTACATTTACTTAAATCATCCCAACCATCAATATCATATACGTCCTTACCAATTCTACCTTGAAATTTATTATTCTTCCAAATAACTTTAACTTTAACTTTCTTTCCTGGAAGTTTAATAGGAGCTTCAACAGTTTTATTTATAAAAGATATCATATTAGCCACATCTTATTGATAATAATATAAAATAATCCTGTGGTACAATAGCAAATGAATTTCTGTTCATATTAAATGTACCTTCAGATGTTTTAATATCATATGTAATAGGATGATTGTGATTAGTTATATTAACAATTTTACCTTTAAGATCAGTAATATGATTATCTAGAACATATCTAGCATCACATATTTCCACATTACTTTTCTTTATGGGGTTGATTTTATAAGTCATTTTATCAACTTTAATACAACTAAATCCATTATCCTTATGAATATGATTTAATAGAGTTAAATAACTATATTTCCAAATATTACCTCTTATAAAAGAAGTATTATAATAAGGATAAATACTTTTATAATTTGAAATAAGTTCTTTAATTTTGAACTTTAATTCAGATTTAATATAGTTATCATACCAGAATGCAGTAGCAACTCCTTTATTAATTTTATATATATAACCAAAACTATTTAATGTTTTAGAAATAGGAGTCTTTTTAGCAGTAAAAAATGTATTCTTACTGAAATTTTGTTTAGTAAGTTTAAATGTTATCATTTTAAATAGATATTAATCGTTTATGAATTACTGTAATTATAGTAACTAATGCAGCACTTGCACAGCCTACACATATAGTACTTAATATTTTAAATTCAAATTGCATATCAAGTATTAATAATGATAATATAATACCAATCCATGTAGTATTACATATAATACATCTACCAAGTGGTTTTGTAATATAATATAGAAATTTAGATCTGCTATGTGAAATATGTTTACCACAACGAAAATAATGTGAATTACTTAAATTAAAATATGGTAATTTAATACGGTAAAATGTAATAATAACAATTGTATTATACCATAATTTAAATTCAAATAATCTATAATGTATAGTCTTAAATTCTTTATTGGCAAGATAATTAAGATAATCATTATATTTACCAAATATCATATCTGGTTCTAACATAAGTTTAAATCCAAATCCAACTAATGCACTAAGAAATGCTAATGCAAGTATACTATTTATACTAATATATGTTGCCATAATTAATTTACTTTTAAATATTTAAGATAACTTACATTATTTTTCCATAATTCTTCTTCACCTGGAGTAGCAAGCCTAACTTTAGAACGATCTATATACTTCCAATCATCTTCACGTTCTTCTTTTTGGTTTCTGTAAACCTTTATATCTTCTCTCCAATCTGGAGTTTCTCTTGCAACTTTAACAATTGAACCTGTATGTATATATTTAACACCACAAGCAGTACTTTGTGTAGCTATTGCTACTAATATTGTGCCTTCATTAATAGTTTCACCAGTTTTCATAATAAATAAATTTAAAGTTAAGTAAAATTTTTGAATAAATAAACTAAAGATAATACTTTTTTAATAGTGCTAATAAAATATTTTTATATCATACACTATATGTAATAATAAAATAAAGTAAATGATTTTAATAGTAAAGGAATAAGAGAACTTGTTAGTCCTCTTATTCATACTATTTTTTAATTACTACCAGACACGAACACGAATATCATTTGTAGGCAATAATGGACTAGTAGGCTTTCTGATATCTTTCATACTATCGTATTCTGTATTGATAATAGATTTAGCATCAGGAGCATTAATTTTATAGCTTTCAGATTTACCTTCGTATTGTTTTTTAAATTCAGCACTTTGAGAATAATTATATGCGTTAGTGGAATGTTGTTTTTGTTCAAATCTCCATTTAGCATAATCACTATTATCATAGTCAGGAGTATATACTTCTGTAGGATGATATACAGTACATCCTATAGTAAATTCCATTAATGATATTAAAGATATAATTTCTATTATTAATATTATTATACGAATACGTATACGATTATCTAATGTTGTCATATCTCTTTTTCTAACTTATTTCTCCATAAATCATATAATGCTACCCATTCTGTATTATAGCATTTTACATGTATCCAATAAAATCCAGCAATAAGCCAACGGTCTACAGAAGTTGTTTTATAAAAATCATTTAACGTAGTATATGAACAATGAATACAATATTGTTTATCTTTCGGTAATGATAGATTATATTTAAATCCTTTTATAAAAGCGTTATATACTCTCCTTTTTTTAAGGAAATTAGTAAACGCCTTAATTTGTTCTTCTTTAGAAGCATTAATTAATTTCATATCTTTATGTATTAAAAAGTACTTAAAATCTCAATATTAAGTCTATATCCAGTATTACTAATATTAGCATATGGAATAGCACATTTAGAACCAATATGTGTATTTGCTTTATAGGGAGCATTATAAATAATAACAGCTGAACCTACTTCAATATTTTTAGAAGTATATGCTCTAACTGTTATCTTTACATTGCTGTAATCTCTTATATTAAAAGCATCATCAAAACAAACACGACCATTCCAAATACCACCATTAACAAATGTTGGATTAATAATAATAAAAGGATCAGGATTTGAATCATCAGTAATACTGACAAAAGTGCCAGATGGAATAGGAATTGTACTTCCAGGTCCGAGTGTAAGATCAATTTTAGTGCAACTAATAAGTATAACACTAATCATCATAAATAAAGCAACAATTGTTTTCATAATTTAAATAGATTTAATTTGTTTTGTTTTAATAATTATAAGTTTTTTTCAATCCAATTAATATCATCTGAAGTAAATTCTCTTGTTTTATAAGAAGAATATTTACGAATTATATCAATTATTTCTTCTCTTGTCCAAGTATATTTAACTTCTTTTATGTTAATACTATTATCAGAATTCACTTTTAAAGATATTGGAATAATAACAGCGCCTTTAGTATCATCCCAATCTTCATCTTCTGCTAAATATTCAACCATTACTGTTTCAATTTTATTTCCTTTATTATATTCAGAAATGTATGTATTAATAAATGATTGAGATATACCAGGCATAGTATATGATCCACTACCATCTTTAAATTGAATATCTAAAGATTGATCAGTTGAAGCAATAACTTTATAATAACCATAATCTGATGGATTATCAATTCCATCAAATTTAGTAATTATAGAATCTAATCTATGATAAATATAATCATCTTTTTCAATTTTATCATCAGATAAAATATAAAGATGTTGATGTTTCCATCCTAAATATTTAATACCATGAATAGGATTCTTTTGATTATATTCTAAATCATAATTTGATTTAGTAAATAAAAAACTTTTTTCAGTAGTAGGTAATAATACTACTTTACATTTTTTCCACATAATTAAATAGTTTTACGTTTTAAATACATTAAACACTTATTTTTAGCTTCAGTTATTTTAATAAACATATCATTATCACCACCTTTATCAGGATGATGAATTAAAGCTAAAGCTCTATATTTATTTTGAACTTCTTCAATTGTAGCTGTATTTTCAAGATTAAGAATAGCAAATGATGTATCAGGAATTAAAGATGATAAAAATATTTTAGCAAGTATTGCATCAAAGATATCTGAATTAAATATGCTAAAAAATGGATTAAACATATTTCTTTCTCTCTCTTCATGTCTTTTATATTCGTCATATCTTGCTTTCTTTTCAGCTTTTTCAATAGCCTGTTGCTTTACAACTTCTGGAAATAATTTATTCTTATATCCAATAATAACAGTAGCATAAAAATATTTCCATAATTTTTCAGGTATTTGACCAAGTGTTTTATTATTAATTCCGTCCCACTTCATTCTAACTGCTCTAACAGCATTTTCAAAACCTTTATAATTAGTCATACCATTGCCAACTTCAAGTAATGTCATGAAGTCAATGGTTAAATCAGATACAAATTCATTATGATTAAAATTGTTAGCACCATGAATAGTATCTAACTTATATTTTATTATATATTCTCTTGGTTTCATAAATGAAGTTTAATTATGTAATTCAATTAAAATAACAGGTTCAATTTTATCTCCAATATAAGATTTCCTTATAGTATGAGTTATTTGTACTACTCTTAATGTAGAAGAATGCCCTTTATATAAAACTCTAACACTATCTCCTATATTAGGAATAGCTACAAATACCGTAATTTTACTACAGTCATAATCGTCTAAGTTAGTATGACAAATACCATTTATATATTCCATTACTTTGATATTATTTGATGTTCAAAATAGTCTTCTAATGAACTTGTTGCTCCATTACCACTTACACATAATATATCATATTTGTTAGGTAATATAAATATATTAGTTTTTTCTATAATTTTCCATATAGTATTACCTGTTGAAATAAAATCATCAATAACAACTATTAATTGATTTTTAATAATACCATAATGTAAATCACCATCATTATGCGCGACTTCATCTTCTTTCTTAATATGAATAATTGTAATATTATCAATTTCAAAAAATAATTTATTTGCAACTATTCCTGCAATAATAGAACCAGATGATCCTCTACATATCAATATTAAACCATCTTTATCAGCAAAATAAATATTTTTAATACCTAAAATACCATTAGCCATGCTATTAATAACAGGTAAATTATATACGATATGATTGCCAATAGGATATTTAGTTTCTCCTTCAATAAGTTTATGTGTTATCATAATTAAATAAGATTAAATATCTGTACTATATTTATTAGTAAAAGATATTAATTATTAAATAGGTTTCCAATACGATTCTTTATCTATATTATTGATATAAAGATTAAACCATTCTTTAAGTATATTAATATTAAAATTGACATCAGAATAATCATAATAAATATTATCTATAGGTGTGAGACTATCATTCATACATATATTTGGCTCAAATTCTGTAGAATATAATGATCCATTTAAAGTAAATTTAAATCTGCCATTTCCTCCTACTTCTTTTATAATAGCATTACCTGATATTTTGATAACATCATAAATTTCAGCTACAATTTCTTCTCTAATAAGTTTACCGTCTTTTACAAAAGTACGACTATAATAATCTCTTTCCATAATAAATAATTATTAAATAGAATTAAGTAAAAATTAAATAAAGATAGTTATTAAGATTTTCGTATCTTACTTTTTAACCATGCTTCACGTGGTTTCCATTGATGTAAAGGCCAATACCAAGAATATATAATATGTTTTTGATAATGTATTCCTCTTTTTGGTCTATGTACTTTAATATAATTATGTAATTTACATCTTTCACTATGAGTTATGATTTCTCTTTCTAGTAATCTATCTACTAATGAACATAATCCACTACAAGGCCATGCATTAAATAAATCTTTGTTTGCTAACATTATTTTTAATAATGCTTGCATTGATCTTTCTTTTTCCATAGTTATAATTATTAAATAGGTTTAATTCCATGTTTCTTTAAATGATCATATAGTTAATTATCTTGAGTTATTTTGTTTAACCCAATCAACAAGATCCATTATAACTAATAATATACCAAATATCGTAAATGAAGTTGGTAGATCAGTATTTATAATATCTTTTCCAGATATAGCTAATGCTATTAATAAGGCTGATACAAATGTTATTGCTCTCATAGTAAATAATTATTAAATAGTTGTAAAAAACATAAATAAATTAACTCTTTTCATTAAAATCACAGTGCTAAAGCATCTATTTAAAACTTAAAATTAACATTTAATGGCAATAGAGATAAAAATAAAATAGATGCTAATAGCACTAATGATATAAAAAGGACTGATATTACAAGATAAAAAAGAATGAAAAAGTAAGAGAAGGAGTAAGAGAAAAAAGATTAGGAGGAATACTGGTGCGAGTCTTACTTTATTTACTTAACTCTTCATGCCATTTTACAGATAAATCAGCCCAATAAGGAAAGTCTCCCCAATGAAAACTATTAACCCACTCTTTTGCAGGTCTTTCTTTAAACACTTTAGCCACATCCATACCATAAAATCCACGCTTATTTACAGTTCTTGTCCATTCAGTAAGAACATCATTATCATAAAGAAATTTCTTAAACTTCCTTATCATCTGTTCATGTTGTGATAATTTTCTTTTCATATCTCTATTTCTTTTCCGTTTTCATCAAGACCTGCATTAATATCAAGTATACCTGCAATAAACTCAGCATTTACTATTGCATCATGTTCAACTATAAGTTCAAATACACTTTTCATATCATATTTAATTTAACATTTGGATACATCATTCTTATTCCACGTACAACTTTCATTATTGGAAATGTAAGTACAGCAACTAATTGATCATTCTGAATTAACAGAACATTATCATTTCTTGCACACTTGATATTAATATCAGTGTCATTATAAATAGGTGAAACGTTAATCTGAGATGCACGTTTACCATGTTTAACTATAGGTGTCATAACTTTAGCTTAAGTATAAATTCCCAGATGAATACTGGTATCTCACTGCCGATGAAAAAAGAGCACTACTATGTATAGCAATGCTCTTATATCGGACACATGAACAAGATTATTTTAAACCGTCCACTGCAGGTTCCTTAACAATCAACGGATCTGTATTGGTAGGATTCAGTATCTGATCAATCAATGAAGCCTGATCTTTCCAGTTGATATTCTTCTCAATGGTCTTGGTAAGAATAACGTCTGTGACCTTATCAGGAAGGACAATACTATCCACATTACAATGCATGGTAGTTTTGGTATATACTTGTTCGTTACCTTCACTGTCCACATACTTATCGCCTTTCACATGTTCTTCATATGAAATAGTAGCCACACTCTTACAAACACCGACATATGTGGCAAGATCTAACCAACCGTCTCTGCCTTTTCCACGAATAGCATTTCCGTGCATGGCAGCAAGGTTAGTAATTTGCTTACCAGAAAGCTCAATGGCATTATTATCAGACTGTCCTTCACTCTTAGGAAGCATTTCACGAAATACAAGCGCACCTGCACGTGTCCCTTTGACCTTATTTACTGCAGATTCAACAGACCTTTCTTCAGGATAAATCCTAAGAAAATTAACAGGAACAATGGCAATTTTTTTCATAATGTTTTAAGAATTAAAAATGTTTAGAAATTAATTTATGAATAAGTCCATTTTTTAGTGACGGGGACTTTCTTCGTCAAGATCAAGTAGGGGGTGATGTATCAGGAGGTTCTCGTCTAGATTTATATCTATATCCTTCTCTATTCCCTTCAATCACTTCTCTTATTTTTATAGGGATTTCTATAAATTATTCCAATAGTACTGTTATTAATTGTAGTAACATCTCTTATTTTAACATTTTTATTGACATTTCTATTTCTATAAAATTTAATAGTTCAATTTTTTCTATTGACTACAGTATAATCATAAAATTTAATAGAAAATTTAGTATTTATATACAATATAATATAAATTAAATTTAATTTCTGTATAAGTGCTAAATTATCTAGAGATGAACTTTTCTTGATGGTGCTAATGAAAAAATATTAAATTTTTCTTGCATATATCAAAAAAATTTTATATATTTGTATAGTCTTACAGACGATACCTATATTAAAGAAAATAAAGAGATCAATAAATATAGTAATAATAAGTACTAAGTTAGTACTAATATAGGGGTCAAAATAAGTGTTAAAATAAATGCTATTGAAAGTAATAATATATTGCCTACTAGATAATGAACTGGGTCTTCGGGTACATTGAGTTAAAACTCTATTTAAACATCTTTTTGTAATGATTAGGTTGCCCTAGATACTAATGATAGAGTATCTAGGGCTTTTTCTTTTATTAAACGTGAACATACCTAAAATAAACACCTCTTTATACCTTTATATTATATACACTATAATAGCAAAAATTTAACGCAATAATTACTGAAATATAGATAAAATTTTATACCTTTGTATATACTTAATGTCAAACTAAATTAATTTTAAAATGGAGACAATTGAACGTGGTACATCTTTATGTAACATTACACCTAGAGGTAATAATGTTTTAATTAAGATGAATTTTAGAGCTAGTATACTTTCATTAAATACCGGAAAGTATGACGCTGAAAAAGATGCTAATGAAGAAGTAAAATTTACTGTTGCAGGTATTGGACCTAATGTTAAAGATCTTGTTCTAGGAGAAGAAATTTTATTTAAACCTATGGCTGCTTATGAAGACGTTCCTGTTGAAGGTAATCATAACAGTATAAAAGAACTTACTGAAGTATATAAAGCAATGAAGCCTAGTGAGATTCAGATGCTTCTTAGAGATGGTAAAAATAAAGTTGATGTTGTTCAGTATGGAATGTTTCCTGAATTTCAAATACAAGGACATATAGAACACACTATATAATGAATACAAATGATGATGTATTTAAGAATATGGTAGAGGCTGTAAAAAAGTCTCTACCTTCTTTTCATTCTCATAAACGTAAAGCTAGAATATATGCAAAACGTTTTCTTAATGGATTTAATGATAATGATAAAGAATTTATTATTAGAGAAATACAACATCAACAAAATAAAAGTATAGTTAAAGCAATAGCTAATAAAAAGAATATTGCTATTCCTATGATAGGATCTTTTCAATATAGAGAATCATTAGAAATGATTCGTGCTATAAAAAATGAAGTTAAAGAAGAATTTGGAGTTGAAGATCTACGTAAAGTAGATGAAGAAACTTACGATAAGGTTAATGATGAAATTCAAAAAAGAAAGAAAGCTATTATATTACCATTATATTATAAACAATATGGAGGTAAAGGTAGTAGTGTAAATCATAATTTTTTAAAAAAATGATTACCAATCAAATCATATATTTTGATGAACGACTACATAAATATACTGATAGTCGCGGTAATATATATACTAGTGTAACTACTGTTATTCCTAAGTATCACGAAGAATTTAAAACAGATGATGTTGCGGCAGCTTGTGAAAGAATAGGTAGAAATCCAGCACATCCTAAATATCTTAAATATAAAGGAAAAACTGCTGCTGAAATTAAATATGGATGGAATAAGATTAAAGTTGATGCTTTAGCTAATGGAAATAAAAAACATGATTATCTTGAAGATACTGTAAAGAAAGCTACTAATTATAGAACTATAGAAGGTACAGATTTAATTCAAGATAGACTTTTTACTATTGAAGATATAGCTAATAATACATTTGGTGAACTATCTATAGAATGGTTTATTACGAGTGGAATAGCTTTTAGATATCCAAAAATATATAGTGCTATATTAACACTACATAATGCGGGTTTTAAATTTTATGCAGAAGTTGGAGTTTATAATGTTGAATTATTAGTTTCTGGAAAGATAGATTTAATTGCTGTTAAAGGATTAGATTTTATTATTATAGATTGGAAAACTAATAAGGATGATATAAGATATGAGGCTGGATATTTTGATAAAGATATGAATGGTAAATCTACAAATATATTTATATCTACAAATAAATATATGAGATATCCATTACATTTTCTTCCAGATAGCATTGGTAATCATTATAATTTGCAAGTTAGTGGTTATGCATGGCTTCTTGAACAATTTGGATTTAAGAATATAGGTAATATAATTTATCAGATACGTGAAACTGAAGAAGGTCTAGTTGAAAAGGTTGATAAAATTTCATTATTTGATTATAGAGAAAAGAGTGCAAGTATGTTTAAACATCATTTTGAAAATAGGATACTTAAACCTCAACTAAAAATTAACTATGCAAACTAGAAAAGTCTTTATTAGTGCTGGTCATAGTAATTCTCCTAATAGTGATATGGGAGCAATTGGTATCAGTGGATTAAAAGAAGGTGATCTTGCTGTAGAATTAAGAGATCTTATAATTAAAGAACTAAAATTACTAAATCAATATGCTATAACAGATTCAAATTCTTATGTTACTAAAGATACTGTTGCCATTATTAATTCTATTCTTGGTCCTAGAGATATAGCTATTGATCTACATTTTAATGCAGGTGCTGAAATCATTAAAGGAACTGAAGTTTTAGTTCCTTTTAAATCTAGTCCTTTTGAAAAGCAATTAGCTAAAACATTAGTAGATAATATAAGTGCATGTTTAGGAACTAGAAATAGAGGGGTTAAAACAGAAGCTGATTCATTTAGAGGTAGATTAATATTTATGACACCTAATTGTGAAAATATTTTAATTGAAATATGTTTTATTACAAATAAACTTGATGTAGCAATGTATTTATTTAAGAAAGATGTTGTTGCTAAAGTTATTGCTAAATGTATTTTTGATTCACTAAATAAAAATTAAGTAATGAAAAAATTTAATTCAATTGTAAAGATTCTT